CTCTTCAAGCGGTTGACCTGCAGAAGCGAAGTCCATCAAGCCCTTAAGCAGGTTTTGGCTTGACGCTGTAAATGTTCCAGTTTTTGAAACTGTCGCAAAAACCGTGTTTAGGTTTTGCACGCCAGCAGTAGCAAGGTAACTGTCTGTATGCAGGGCTCTCATTTGTTGGCGGACCTGATTTAACCCTGAGCCAAATTCGCCTTTTGCTGTGTTCTTGTACGCCCACATAGCGGCTTGCTGTTCTCTAATAGCAGCAGCGGCAGCAGAGCCAGCAGCAACAACAGCGGTCATACCAGCAGCCAGAGGCCCCAGTGAGGCTTTCATTGCCTTCATAACAACATTACCAAGAGCAAATGCAGCATGGATACCAACCATTGCGGCACCCATAAGTCCCATTTCAAGAACCACTCCCTTTAGTGAGAGCATGAGTCCCTTTAGGGCAATGTTTCCAAACGCTTTAGTGGCTTTATCAAGACTGTCAAAGTGTTTTTTCCACTTTAAGTCCTGAAGACCGAGCATCCCAGGGATTCCGCCACTTCTTGAGGCCATTCCCTGTCTTCTGACATCTCTGGAAAAGTCTCTAAAATCTCTTCTGGCACTACGAAGACCACTACGGTCATAGTCAACCTTAAGTTCAATCTCAGATTTGACTTCCATGGTTACCCCGATACAAACTTAGGGATGTGCCTAAGTGTTTTTGGACGCCCGTTTTTCTGCTGCTTCGCGGTCGTTACTTATCACTTTAGCACAAGCAAGCCTTATTATCCATTCATTCTCCTCACAGTCAAGAAGGCGAATGGGGTCTGTCCCAAATAGTTCTCCAAGCCTTGCGGCGGAGATTATCATTGAGTCTTCAACTAGTTCGTCGAAGACTCCATCGTAGGGTCCACAGTGTCAACTGTGTCTGAATATCCAGCGGCATCAAGGATTGCAAGAGCGGCTGCTTCAAGGTGTGGGTCAACGCCAAAGAATGCACGAACTGCATCTGGAATTGGACGACTTGTGTCTGTCATTTCAAGAATATGAGCAGAAGCAAAGTTCAATTCATAGCCGTCTTCATCAAACACTTCTTCACCATTGATACATACGCCAACAGTTGTGTTTCCGATTACATAGCAAGAGAACTTAATTGAGTCAAGTCCAGCCTTGGTGTCTTCACCAGACTGCTTTCGCCAGTTCTTTAACTGATTTTGTGTGATGTTCGGGCTGATTCGGATGGTAACACCCTCACGCTCTGGAACATCAAGGCGAACAACTTGGCGTTCTACCTTCTTCTTGATTACATCCTTAAGTTTGTTAAGAATGTTTTCCTCACCAGGCTTAGAAACAACAGGCTTTTCAGCCTTTTCCTTCTTTGGTGATTCTTCTGAGTACAAAGAGTTATCTGTCATAACCAGAACATTAGCACAACAACATGAATGCGTTGCAATTAATTAGTAAATTGTTGTACTAATTATGCGTTTTCTTTTGATGTGACAGACTGAACTGAGAATGTCATAGCAAATGTCGCTGGAGCACCAGAAGATGAGTCGCCGTCTGGCTCGGTAAGACCAACAAGGAGGCAACTTGTGTATGTGCGGTCATGGCCCTTGACATTGATGTCACAGTCGTAGGTCTTCACATAGATGTTGTAGTAAGCCTGGCCAACATACTCACGCAGTTTTCCAATCTTGTTCATTACACCAGTCTCTGTGTCTGACTCAATGTTGTCATCATCAAAGTGAGCAGTGAGTGTAATGTCGCCAATTTCTGCTGGCGCACAAAGAACCGTAGGGAACTTCTTGCCACCTTCATAGATTTTCTCAACTGAAGCAGTGATTTCGCCACCAGAAATCTGAGCGAACTTAAAGTTCGTCCACTTAGGATGCTTGTCACTTACTGGTTCAATTGTTGCGACTATTTGCCGCTGTGAAAGTTTTGCCATTAGTTGCTCCTAGTTATACTGTAACTGTTGAGGTTAGATTTGACTTTACGATTGTCACATTGATTTTATCACCGATGCTTGAAACTCTGACTCCAACTTGAGCCGCAACAGTTCCTTGAGCGAGCGAAGCAATTGTGTTAATTGAAGGGTCGCACTTAACTGTGTATCCAGGGTCAACTTTTTTGCCATTGGCATTAAAGCCTTCGTAAAGCGCACCAAGTGACTTCATGTTTTCACAGATTGCAATGATGCGTCCTTCAATTTCTGCAAACAAGCCACCGCGTCCATCAATCACTGTGAAGATGAGGTCTTCCATTGAAGCACCAACGGCGCTTACAACGCTGTTGATTACATCTTGTGATGTGATGAATCTGAAGTTCTCTGTGTCTGTTGAGAGTGAACGGGCACCGTAGATACGAACCTGGTTTGCAATTATTCTGATTGCGTTGACGAAGTTTTCATCAAGTTCGTCACCAGTCGTCTTGTTTACATCTGTGTATACGCCATTTACAAAGCGTGCTCCAGAAATAAGACCAGCGTATGGCTGGTGTGGGCCGTTTTGGTTATGAGCGAGTGCACGCTTACCCATTACATATCCGTCTGGTGGAATCAAACGATTGACTCCAGAAACCGATGTTGGAGTGTAAACCCATGGGTGGTAAATCGCTGCATGTTCTGCACCGTCTTCCCCAGCAAGGTCAGCAGCAACCGTCGCCATGTCGTCTTCATCAAATGCGCCGTGAAGAATTGCAATTCTATTGTTTGTGTTTGCATGAGCAATCAAACCAGCATTGATTCCGTTTATCTCTGGGCACGAAACTGCACCAGGTCCAAAAGAGTCAAGGAAGTAATCAAGGGCGTTTGTGTATGCAGCAAATGGAGTTGTGTCAACAGTGTCTTCTGTTCTATCGTCATCACCAGTTGAAAGTGCTGTTGCTGAAACTGCCGCAACAAGTGGTGTCGCCGCAACAAGAGTCGCCGTAAGGTAGTTTGAAAGGAATGTGCTTGTATTGATTGCTGACACAAGTTCGGTGTTCGTAGCCTTCAATCCAGTTGTAAAAATGATGTCGCCGTTATAGCGGATTCTGATATTTCTCAAAGCGGAAGATGCAACTACTTCTGCAGTCAGGTTTGCGCTCCATGCGCCAGCACCAACAGCATTGAGTGTAATTACATCAGTTGTTGAGTTCATCAGGTCAAGAGTTCCAGTTGTGGCATCAGGTCCTACAACGCGAGCAATGTAAGCCTGCGTTCCGCCTTCTTCAAAGAAAGCCTGAACTGTTGGATGAAGATATGCATAAGATACATATCCACCAAAAATTTCTTCAAATTCAGCAAGGCTGTTTACCTTGACTGCTTCTTCTGTTGGTCCACGCTCAGCAAGTCCAACAAAAAATGCCTGCGATGAATCGCGGACAGTTGTGTTGCTTGGACCTGTTCTGACCGCAGTCGATATTGTTACGCCTGGCATGTGACCTCGCTCTATAGTCTCTTAAAGTTCTTCGCTGTTAAGCGTTTCGTCGTTGCTTGACGAAGTTAATTGTACAGAAGGCAATGGTTCCACTTCTGCAACTGTTTCAAAAGTTTCTTCAACCTTTGGCTCTTCAGCCTTTTGAATTTTTGGCTTAGCAGTTGATTTTTGCTTTGCTTCGCCTCTGTCTAGTACTTTAATTAGTTTTTTGGCAACAAGACCCTCAACTGATGGGTGGTCTTCGCACACAATTGCAGAATCATCTGGGTACAAATTAACCGCAGGCTTTCCAAAAGACAGCGGGCGTCCAGAAATATTAACGATTGTTGCAGAGCCAACTGACTGGTCGTCAAGTTTGACATCTGCGTTTTTAAGTTTTTTTACTTCATGAGAATGAGACATTTAACTCTCCAGTTTGCTTAAACGAATTGTACATCATCTATGGCCTACAGGGCCATAGGTTCGGTTGTTACATTGATTGTTTCTGCAACTCCTAGTTGTCTTCTTTCAACAACTTCATCAATCATCAAGTTATATGATAAATATGCGCCAGCAAGAACCCTGTCACCCTTTAAAAGGGTTAGGTCGGAAAACTGCTCTTGAAGTGTTCCTTCATCAATCTGGACTCTAAGGGCATCTCCGCTATCCATTGCTTTGAGGCATGGGTAATCAAGGATTGCGCTTCTTACTACAGTGGTCATTCTGTCTCGCATCAATGTTGCTTCTGCTGAGCCAACATCTCTTACCCAGATGTATGTTCTCATTGTGTAATCAACCCTGTAGAGAGGGTTGTCTACCCTGTAACCGATTCTTTCCATGCTGTTCGTAGACATCACAACCGTAATTATTGTTGGCCATTCGTCTAACGCTATTGGCTCATAAGTCAAGTATTTAACAGGGCTTGGAAGTTCAGTGTCGCTAGCATTCCAGCCGTTTCTGTAGTCAATAACTCTTACTGGAATATCTTGTGTCAAGTAATTGTTTACAAAATCTTTTGCAAATTGAGCGCCATTCATTAAAATCATTTGCATTAACCCTTTACATACTCTGCTACATCTTTAGCAAGTTTTTTAGCAAACATTGGCGGTTCAAAAATGATTCTTCTGTCTGGCATGCTCCATGTTCCATACTGATGAAACTTTGCCACAGGTGCATCTGTGCCAAATGTTGCACTAGTTTTGCCTATTCTTCTTACAGAAAATGACTGAATTGAGCGAAATAGTCTTCCGCTTCTGACCAAAGTTGGCGCACCTGGAAAGTTTCTTGATTTCCAAGAACCATACTGCTTATCAAGCGGTGCCCATCCTCCAACAAGACTTCCGTTTGTCGTAAAGTTCTTTACATAGGCTTCTTTAAGGTCTTTTTCTGCTTTAAGAAATACTGGCCT